ATGTTTAAGTCTTTTTTCCCAAAGCCGGGAGCGTTTTTTCTCTCGGCCTTTGTTTGGGCATTGATTGCCGTTATCTTCTGGCAAGCCGGTGGGGGTGACTGGGTGGCGCGTATCACCGGCGCTTCCGGGCAGATCCCGATTAGCGCCGCGCGTTTCTGGTCGTTGGATTTCCTGATTTTTTACGCTTACTACATTGTTTGCGTAGGACTTTTTGCATTTTTCTGGTTTATCTACAGCCCGCACCGTTGGCAATACTGGTCAATACTCGGTACTGCACTGATCATCTTCGTCACCTGGTTTTTGGTGGAAGTCGGGGTCGCCGTCAACGCCTGGTATGCACCGTTCTATGATCTGATTCAAACCGCGCTAAGTTCGCCGCATAAAGTCACTATCGAACAATTTTACCGCGAAGTGGGCGTCTTTCTGGGGATTGCGCTGATCGCGGTGGTGATCAGTGTACTGAACAACTTCTTTGTCAGTCACTATGTGTTCCGCTGGCGTACGGCGATGAACGAATATTACATGGCGAACTGGCAACAACTGCGTCATATCGAAGGTGCCGCACAGCGTGTGCAGGAAGACACCATGCGTTTTGCTTCAACGCTGGAGAATATGGGCGTCAGTTTTATCAACGCCATCATGACGTTGATCGCCTTCCTGCCGGTGCTGGTAACGCTCTCCGCGCATGTGCCGGAGCTGCCGATTATCGGGCACATTCCGTATGGTCTGGTGATTGCCGCTATCGTCTGGTCGCTGATGGGGACCGGATTGCTGGCAGTGGTAGGGATCAAACTGCCGGGGCTGGAGTTTAAAAACCAGCGAGTAGAGGCCGCCTACCGTAAAGAGCTGGTTTATGGTGAAGACGATGCCACGCGCGCGACGCCGCCTACGGTACGCGAGCTGTTTAGCGCCGTACGGAAAAACTATTTTCGCCTCTATTTTCACTATATGTATTTCAACATCGCCCGCATTCTCTATTTGCAGGTCGATAACGTTTTCGGTTTGTTCTTGCTGTTTCCGTCAATTGTTGCCGGTACGATTACGCTCGGCCTGATGACTGATGCGCCGCGCGATAAATGCGCCCATTCCGTGAGATAAATGGCACCGCTGCGGCGTTTCAATATTTGCAAAAGAATTACAATCCTATCGCGTCATCCTTCCTCTGACCATCTACCGGAAAATACCGGTAGAGTGTAGATAACCCCACCCCGTAGATAATGGCCAGCTGCTGGCGGGTATGCCCCTTAGCCAATAGCCGCCCAATCTGTTCCTGCTCATGCGGCTTTAATGCGTTGGGCCTTCCACCTATGCGTCCCTGTGCTCTGGCCGCTGCCAGCCCGGCCAGTGTTCGTTCGACGATCAGTTCACGTTCCATCTCCGCCAGTGCCGACATCACATGGAAAAAGAAACGCCCCATGGCTGTGCTGGTATCAATACTGTCTGTTAAAGAGCGGAAGTGGGCACCGCGTTCATGTAACTCTGATATCAGTGCGATCAGGTTCTTAACGCTGCGCCCCAGCCTGTCCAGTTTCCACACGACCAGGGTGTCTCCGCTATTAACGCACTTTAAAGCGCGTTTCAGACCGGGGCGGCTGGCAACTTTTCCGCTCATGCGGTCTTCAAAAATGCGGTCACAGTTTGCGCTTGTGAGTGCATTACGCTGTAAATCGCTGTTCTGGTCGATTGTTGATACACGGATATAACCAATGACGGCCATCAATTCTCCTCCTCTATGTCGCGGCGGGAGGATTTTTACAGATTTCGCTATGTGTAACCGCTTTTCCAAAAACCTTGGTTTAGGGGAAGGCTCTGCATTGCCGGTTGGCGTGCCCATTCCATGGCCGTCAGCGACACCACCAACAGGGTGGCTCAAATGCAATGGGGCTGCGTTTACCGCCTCCCAGTACCCTAAGCTGGCACTGGCCTATCCGGCGCTCAGACTGCCTGATCTACGCGGGGAGTTTATCCGTGGATGGGATGACGGGCGCGGAGTTGATACGGGGCGTAGCCTATTGTCTGCTCAGTCAGACTCCATCCAGAACATTGTCGGTTCGTTTGGTCGCACTCAGCTTTTCAAGGATACCGTTTACTCCGGCCCATTCCGTCAGGATGGAATGCTTTTATCCTTAGGTTTAACTCCGTCCACTGATGGTGGATATGGTGCTGCAAACTGGACGTTTGATGCCTCCCGCTCAGTACGAACAGCGACAGAAACCCGTGCGCGGAATATTGCATTTAACTACATTGTGAGGGCTGCATGATGGCTAAAGCTGAATTAAACCAGGACATGATCGCTATAGTTGCAGGGGAAATCACCGTCTATAACTTCGATGGTGAGACGCTTGAATATCTGTCTTCAACCGTTGAGTATCTCGCCGTGGGGGTTGGTATTCCTGCCAATTCTTGCATTGATGCTCCAGGTGAAAATAATGAGGGTTTTGCCATTTGCCGTACAGCAGACCTTTCATCATGGGAATATATAACCGATCACAGAGGTCAAACCGTTTATAACATTGAGACAATGCAACAGGTTGTAGTGACGGCACTGGGAGATTATCCCGAAGGTACAACCCCCACAGCTCCAGCATCACCGTATGATAAATGGGACGGAGATAAATGGGTCACGGATTCTGCTGCAAAACATCAAGGTGATATTGCTGATGCAGAACAACACCGACAAACGCTCCTCGCTCAGGTAGATGATCTTACCTCGGATTGGCGGGTAGAGCTGATGCTCGGTGATATCAGCGAAGAAAGCAAAAAGAAACTGTCATCGTGGATGGCTTATAAAACTGCAGTTAAAGCCGTCGATGTTTCGACGGCTCCTGATGTTAGCTGGCCTGCCCGACCGGAGGTGTAGGCCAATTGATATTTGGCGCGCTGGCAGTATCAACCGCTTCCAGCGCATCCAAATAATCAAGCCACAAATTATACTGAGCCAGTTCGTCACCTTTCAGTCGCCCGATTGCTGCTTTGCCAGGCCACTGCTTACCATTCATATAATCGTTGGCCTGGTCAATTCTCGACTGCTTTTCTGAGTCAGCCGCTGCGAGTTGTTCTTCATGCGTAGGTGGCGGAAGATCAGCCCAGCAAGGCAACCCATCATCACCAATGCCACGCACTTTACCTTCGGGAGGCACCCCCATGAAAACTAGCGCATCTTCAGCATCTATATTGATGCCGTCTGACGGCCATGTGCCAGCAGATAAATAATCGTCTTTCAGTGCCACAAGATAAAAAGCATTTTCAGCCGGGCTGAATACATAGTCTGTCATTAATATCCCACTCCCCATACTGTTACTGTTGAATTAGATTTCGTGTATGCGCAAGCGGCTTTGAATTTGACCCGGTCAACAATCGCTGCGCTGACAAAAGGTGCTCCACTGGTCGCGTAAATCAAAGAACTGGACAGCGAAGGATTGATGGAAAGGCAAGCATTAGGAAAGGCAACCGGCCATGAGTCGTCAACCACTACCATGTTACCGTCTGCTGATTGCGGCACTGATACCATCTTCCACTGAAGCAGTGCTGTTCGTTGTACTCCACCAATTAATACTGGAATAGCGATGTTACCAGCACTGCTGGCCAATGCTGTCGCAGCAGGCATTTTCGCCGATTCCCCTAAACCAAGGTTTTTGACAAAGAGCGCCGGGTCAGGAATATCTGCGCCGTTCTGGTCTTTGGCCAGCTTCTCCGCCAGTTTGTTAAGCACCGTGGTCGCAAAATTCGGATCGTTACCGAGGGCATCCGCCAGCTCTTTAAGCGTATCCAGCGTTTCAGGGGCGCTGCCTGCAAGCGCCGCAAGTGCTTTGGCCACAAACTCCGTCGTCGCCAGCTTCTTGCTGTTATCGCTATTTGCAGGCGTGGGCGCTGTTGGCGTGCCGGTGAATGTCGGGCTGGCTTTCGGTGCGTACTGTGTATGCGGGTCTGCTGCCGCGATGTGTTTCGCAAGGTCTGTACCGCCTTTCTCAACCTGTTGTTTCAGGTACAGCGTGCGGCTGGCCAGTTGTTTACCCTGGCGGTTAGAAATCCCGTCAGGCCCGCCCAGAACGGGGTCAGAGACCTCAATCTGATAGATGCCGTCTTCCCACTGCGGGGTTTCAGGTAGGTTTGCCATAATTAACTGCTCCCGTGGTTATAGCTGCCGTCGTAGTTGACGGTGTTGTTGTAGCGAATGGCGACAGACTGATACTCAAGGCTCGCCAGATGGCAGCGGGCCGGAGCAAAAGCAGCGAGCGTCTGGCGTAACAACGCGGCCTGATCGTTAGTGATGGGCTGTTGAAGAATGACGCGATAGACCGCCCAGGCTTCTGCATCGCCATGGACGAAAAGCCCGTTGTAAGTGTGTTTGCCGTCGTAGCCGATCTGGCCAGTGCCTTCAATCAGATCCACTTCGCCAAAGCCGAAACGGCGGATGATTTCCCGGATTGACCACGGCGTCCCTTTGTAGCGGTGCAGCTCGATAGCGGATTTGATAAGCATGCGGCGTACATCGTCCGACTCCGCCAACTCCCAGCCATCGCCGAACAGCGAGCACTGCTCGCCCAGCCATGGCAGCGCGGAACTGTCGACAATATCGACGAGATAGACCATCAGTACGCTCAGGTCGATGTTATCCAGCCGCCCGGCCAGTCTTCCCAGCGTTCTGAGGCTGATATCACCCTCAAGCGGTGGCGGAAGTTGTAACGGCTCAGCCATCGGACACCCCGGTCATGTTAAGAGTGATCGCCGTACAGTTTGCCCATTCGTTTTCTGCCACCACCTTCAGCACCGGTGTCACCAGTTCGACCTGATAGACCCCGGTAACGGACAGAACGCTGATAATCTGGCTGGGGACAATATCGCGCCCCAGCGTGGCGGTACGGGACGCCACCCAGTTCTGTATGGCGCTGTTGGCGCTGTCCTTTATCGAGTTGGCATCCTGATCACGATAGATAGTGATGTTGGCCTCAATGGCGTAATCCACCTGCACAGGTGTTTTAGCCCGCACGGTATCAGTGAGCGGCCTGACTTTTTCGTCCGAGCAGAAACTCTCTACCAGCGTGAGGATGCTGTCGTCCGGCAGGCCGGTGCTGAGCAGCGGATACAGTTCTACGGTGCCGGGAACCGGGGAAAGCACCGCAACATCGACGATGTTGGGATGGGCCTGCATGGCATGAAAGCGGTATGCCATACGGCTTCCGGCGTTGGTGAATGACTCCGGGGCCAGCTTGATACGCTCGCGGAGCCTGTCATTGTCTTCCTGCTCTGAACCGCCAGAACTGGCCGCCAGATTGGTCACCTGCAGGTCGACGTTATCAATTTCATCGAGCAACTGACTGACCTGTGCAGGCTGCCAGCCGTTGCCAGCGGCCCCCGGCTCGGTACAGGTGGCCGTGGTATTGACCAGCAGCAATCCGGCCTTTAACACCACGTCCGTGTCGGTGGCAAAAATGATGCTGTCGGAAGCACTGACGCGGGTACCCGCCGGAATCAGCACGTCAATGGCCAGTGCCTCATCCACGGAGAACTGGAGCGTGGTGGTGGCAGGCTGTGCGGCCAGGCGATATACACCGACCAGTTCACCGAGGTAATCAATCATCGGCTCACGGGCAAAGGCGACCAGATTCTGTTTGGCCGCTTCCTGCGCCGCTACCCTGACCAGCATTTCGCGGTATGCCCACAGGTCAATCAACAGGCGCTCAGCCTGAGCGGGGTACAGCGTCTTGCCGGTTGCGGCTTCGTACTGAGCAATCATTTCAGCCGTGATTTTGTCGGCATCACGTTCAATAAAATCGGGTTCTGTCAGCGCCATAGCAACTCCTGAGTCCGGGGCTGTCCGTCAGAGCCTTTCCAGCTCACCCGGAGCGTAAGATGTTCGCCGTCGACGGCGGGTTTGACCGACATAAGCTGGCAGCGAGGCTCCCAGCTGCGGATGGCATCGACGGATTCGCGCACCACATGCGGAATGGCCCGGTCAATAGGCCAGTCGATATAAAGGTGCAGATTGCTGCCGAACTCCGGGCGATGCGGGTCGCTGCCGCGAGGAGTACGCAGGATGATTTGAATAGCCTGCCAGATATCATCCAGCCCCCGGACGATTTCGCCGGGGGCCTGCAGAGCCGGTTGCCAGAATACTGAGGTTGTTTTCATGGGGGCAGTATTGCCCCTGTGCGGGAACGCCGATATTAAAGGCGTTTAAGAAGGTCAGTGGGAGTGATGATTGGAGTTCTGGCCGTCAGAGAGCATGCTGCCTGTCGAGTGGGCATTGCCGTTGATTTCAAGGTCGCCGTTCACCGTGGTGGTGTCAGCGGTCAAATCAATAGTTTTCCCCTTCAGGTTGATACCCACCGCAACCTCGATCACCACATGCTCGATACCGCCTTTAACCGTCAGCGTATGGGTCGCGCGGTTATAGCTGAACTCAGCACCATCAGCGTATTTTGTGCCCCGGACATTTTTGTCGCTGAACGGCGGTTTATCGACTTCTGAGTACACCGCGCCCAGAATGACGCCATCCTCGCCGTTGGCATCGAGCAGCACCTCAACCTGCTCCCCCACGTCAGGGAGCCAGTAATCCTTGTTATCCTGGGTATTGCGCTGCAGCACGTTAAGCCAGTTAGTGCGCAGGTTATCGCATTCCGGCAAACGAACACGGGCCTGTACCTTGTCGGCATCGACGGCGCTGACCGTACCGACCTGACGGGTGACGCCTGCCATTATTTCTTCTCCTTTATTACCGTGGACGTACTGCCGTCCGGTTGATAGACGGTCAGCGTCTGGGTTTTGCCAGTCTTTTTACCTTTCTTCGCCTTGCCCTGCGTGACCGGCCCTCGTGCCACTTCCAGTTCGGTGATGTAGCCGCTGTTACGATCAAACGCATGGCGGGCAGTGGTTATCAGCCATGGCCCGGATAACTGACCAAAGCCCACCAGTTCAATTTTGTTGCCTGCAGTCAACTGGGGCGTCCCCATCAGCGTCAGGGAGCCGTTCTGCTGGTATTCGTTATGCCTGGCCAGCGCCGAATCTGCTTTAATCCGGGCGCTGTCCGGGTCACTGACGCGGCTGTTGACCTTCAGTGAGTCGGCACTGGTGACCTTACCGCCTTTGGTTTGTTTGTCGCTTTCGCTGGTACCGCCATCAGCTTCATAAACGATCAGCTTTTTATCGCTGCTCTTCTGGTGTTTTACCTTCGCGGATTTGTAGACGCGGTTGATGGTGTCACGCAGGGAAAAGCTGGCCACATCCTGCGGCTTTAACTGCCTGACCGGCTCCTGACCGCGCAACGTGGCAAGATGAGAAAAAACCAGCTGGTCGCTGACCACTTTCACGGCATAACCATACTCGCTGGCCAGTCGGCGCAGGAAGCCCACGTCCGTTTCAGCATACTGGGTCACCCGGTCAATTTTGATGGACTCAATACTGCCAACCAGCTTCAGCTGATGCTTTTTGGCAATCCGTCCGGCGATGGCCGCCAGCGTGGTGCTCTCGAAACCACGACTGGATTTTGTCCGCAGGGCGTTGTTGACCGACGTGGCCACGCCCCGGATAGCGACAACGGACGCGGGCGAACTCACCTCGATCTCGTCTATAGAGAACGTACCGCAGGACAGCAGCTTCTCGCCCTGATAACCCATTTTCAGCGTCAGCGTGTCACCCTTGCCCGGATACCACTTATCCAGCCAGCGGCCATCGGTGTCGTCCAGTTCCACCTCAATGGTATCGGACTCGCTTTTGATGTTATCGCTGTAGGTTACGCGGGTGACATAGGGGGCGATATCGGTGGTGATGTTCTTCTGCAGATACCACAGCGTGAACACCGGACTCAGAACATCGCTGACGCCGGTTAACGCTGATGCGGCTTGTGCAGTGCTGTTTATCTCAGCCATGGGGCAATATCCTCTTCTGTACTGGCTTCTTCAGCCTCGATAACCGGAATCAGTAACAACAGCCCGGAGGGCAGCACCGGCGTGATGGCCACGTGCGGATTGGCTGCAATAATCCGGGGATAGCCCAGCGGGTCACCGTAGTACTGCCATGCCAGCGAATCCCAGCGCTCTCCGTCACGGGTAATATGTTCAAGAAACATCACACACTCCTCGTCAGTATTCTGGCGGCCATTGCACTTAATCCCGGAGACATGCGGTTGAATGCTGTGCCGGCGGCGTTAAGCTGCCCGGAAACGGTATCCAGAGCACCTGCAATATTTCTTTTGTCCACACCACTCAGCGCCGACTGCGCCTGCTGTACATACGTGGCTGCCTCACTGGCTGTTCTGGCCAGACTGATGGCATCGGGCATGGATTCTGAGAGTGCATTAAACGCCGGAACACTTTTCCCCAGAGCTCCGGATATATTACCCAGTCCGCTCATCAGTCCCGGCACACGGGTCAGCGCGACAACGGGGTTACCCTTCATTTTCTGCGCCACCCGAACGGCACTGATAGTGGTCTGGAGTACAGACTGCGCCTGTTTCGCATAGTTGACGCCGTTACGGACGAACTGCGCCACCCCGGAAGGCGATGGAACAGCACCAGATACGGCCCCGGCACCGGGAACCTGCCTGCGTATTGCCGGCGGTTGCAGAGGATTTTTCGGGTCACCGGTGTATTCCCGGAGAGACACGGTGGCACTGACAGCCAGCACGTTACCGGTGCTGTCTGTCTGCTCGCTGGTTGCGGTCACATCGGTAATCACGAACCAGCCGCGATAGTCACCGTTGCCGAAGACCAGCGCCAGTGCCTGATGGGCCTTCATGGCTGTTCGCACTCTCGCCAGCTCCACGTCGGGCACACAATAATGCTGATGGAAGACCAGGCTTATCTGGATTTCGTCCAGCCTGTCGCCGACGAACTGCAGGCCGGGTTTACCCTCGATGCGGGCATGCTCCGCATAATCTACGCCAAACGTGGCCTCGAAGCCGTCCCAGTAGGTAATCAGTTCAAACTCAATATCACCCAGTACGGCAAACATCAGCTGTACTCCTTACGTTGTTTCTGAGCCAGCAGACGCTCCAGCATTTTTTCCAGCTCATGCAGGCTCATATTCAGGGCACCAGCCAGCCCGGCAGGCGCTGCGGTTTCCTTACCATTGAGGAAAAACTGAGGATTAAAGCTGACCTGGATACCGCCAGACGCTCCACCGCCGGTTGCAGTTGCGCCACGGCCTGAATATCCGGCAGCCATGATTTCCGGCGACGGGATACGGGGAACATCCGGTGTCATTTCAGCGGCCAGGCGCTGCCCGGCCAGTGCAGCAAGCGGAGTGGTCCGTTGCAGGCCAATGGCGGCACCCTGCGCGATATTGTCACCAAAGCCTATAAACACGCGACTCGGTGAATGGATGCCCAGCTTTTCGCTGAACCAGTCACTGATGCTGTCACCCATTCCGGTTATGCTGGTTTTCAGTGACTCCCATTTGTTTCTGATGCCATTTATCAGCCCGTCAATAAGATGACCACCGAAGTCGGTGAATTTCGCCGGCAAATCAACGCCGAGATATTTCAGCGCAGCCGCAAAGGCTTTATAAAGCAGACCTGCCGGAGACCAGTTAACCAGCAGTTTACCAGTTCCCGCGATACCGCCGTTAAAGGCTTCCTGAATGTCAGCCCAGCGCTGTTTAAACCAGCTACTGACCGCGCCCCAGTTGCGGTAGATAAGGTAAGCTGCTGCCGCGACGGCGGTGATAGCGAGACCGATGGGATTCATCATCAGCGCCCGGCCAATCCAGAGAACGGCACGCCCGGCGCTCATAATTCCGCGAACCAGCCCCCCTGAGAGCACCCCCCCCAGTGTTCTGGCGCCTCTGGCGACGGCACCAAAGCCTGTCACCAGCCAGCGGAGTTTACCGCCTTCCCCCAGTGCGAGCATCAGACGAAGCCAGTTGGCCCGAAGTAAAACAGCATTTTTCCAGACACTTACAAAGGGGGAAATAAGGAGATTCAGCCCCAGTTTGAGACCAATAGTCGCTATCTTAATCGCAAGGAGCGCACTGATAAGCTTAAAAGCCCCACTGACAAATTGCGGGTGAGTCGCTACCCAGTGTTTTGCCCCCTGAATGAGTGGGAGCAGCTCCTGAGTCAGAGAAATAAAAGACGGGGCTAATTGATCGCCCAGCGTAATTGCCAGATCCCGACTGTTGACTGCCAGCGCTTTGGTGGCTTCAAGGGGGGATTTCAGCCGCTGATCATACGCACTGGCAAGCAAATCGTTATCGGCTGCCCTGAGAGCACCGGCACGGATCTCGCGATATCTGTCCATGTTTGCCAGCATCGGGCGGATAAATGCCATGACCTGCATATCCGCGAACATATCGCCCAGACCAAAGTTTTTCGCCAGAGCCTGAAGTGCCTCATCTCTTGCCGTATCATTCTTTATTTTCATGGCGGATTTGAAGCCGGCCAGCGCTTCGGGGCTTTTGGCATTGAGGTAACGTTCTATCACACTCAACATCCCTTCAATCGGAGAGATCCCCGCAGCTTTATAACTCGCAATAGAACCCTGCAAATCAATACCCAGATCAGCAAACTGTTTCTGAGTATCACGGGCAAAAATTTTGGTAAGGAAGTTTTTAAAGTTATTGGCTGCTTCATCGGTGGAGCCCGCACCGATTTTTGCTATCTGGAGACTGGCACCGATTTCAGCAACAGCCTCTTTCCCGCTGGCAACACCCTCCATCATTGGGGCCAGGGACTGCATCCATTTGACCTGATCCGGGATTTCAAATGACCCCTGGTCACCGGCATAAGCCATAATATTCTGGACAGCACCAAAATCGCTGGCCGCACCTTTCAGGGAATTTTGCCAGACTGCGGCCACTTTTGCCCAGTCCTGAGCAGACGTGCGTGTTGCCGTTGCCGCGCGGGCAATATCCGGCATCAGAAAACCGATATCTGACACATTATCAATATTGTCGCTGATGAGCGAACCCACCGCCTCCTGCAGCTCATCCTGATACTGATTGTATTTAAGCGCCCAGCCTTTTATCTGTCCGGCAAGTGCATCCCGCGTTTTATTGTCATATTTTGCGGTGATCGACATATCAATCATTTTATCCTGAAAAGACATGGACTGCTGAACGGCCGGGGAAACCGTATGATAAACAGTCTGTGCCATGCCATACGCTTCAAGTCCCTGACCATACAGCGCCATGCGGTTAGCTTTCAGCGCATCACTGGTCGCTGATGCTGCTGACAGGCGGCGCTGCTGACGTTCAATTTGCTCCATGGTGCGGCTTACCCGCAGCAGCTCGCTGTTGAGACGCTGCATCCGGGAAGAACCCAACTGACCATAACGTTCTGTTGCACGGGTTAAAGCGTTCTGACGTTCCTGCAGGCGGCGTGAGGTATCGCTCAGGGAATCAAGCGCACGGCGGGTACCGCTCATTGCAGAACGGAATGTGCTGCCAATCATCCCGCCGATAACAACGCCGACTGAAAACTTTCCCGACATAGTGGTTAACCTCCGGGGAAGGTGAAAAGACGTGAGGGGATAACGCAGAACAGCCGCCACTGGCGGCTGTCCGTGCTACGATTTGTCGCCGTACTCGCTTCTGATTTGCTCTTCAGCCTGCTCCAGCCACATCTCCAGATCGTCAGTATCGAGGGCATCAATCTCCCCCGGCTGAAACCTGAACCACCTTGCCAGCAGCCCCTGTGCCTGCGTCAGCGCCTTCGTTGCTCTCACCCATCCCAGTGATGAGCTGAAATCGTTTCTGCAACTGCAGGTAATCAGCCAGATCCATATTGTCAAGATCTTCCGGGAGAAGGCCGGTACTGCGGGCAATCAGCGGTTCGTCCCAGTCTGCCGGGTTTTTGCTGATTTTGCGCACCTGCTTCAGGTCTTTGACCGTCAGGCGTTTCAGTTCAATCTGTTCAATTCTGGTACCTGCAGCAGTGGTGAAAGGATAAGATAGCGTAAAAGTATCTGGCTGGGTCTGTGACATGATCGTGCTCCTGTGTAAGTTCAGGGCAGTATGTCTGGCGGTGGACGCAACGGATATTAAAGGAGATTAAGAAGAAAGGGGCCGGAGCCCCTGTGATATCAGCAAGTGCGAAACCCCTTGCAGTTACGCAGGAAAGCGATGAGAAGCGCCTTTCCCTCAGATTTGCCGGTGCCGGAGAACCAGTGGTCGGGCGGCTCCCATGCTTCAATCAAATCGGCCAGTTTGCGGGCCTTTGAACGTGTGCAGTCAATCGGGTCATTGGTTTTACGGGTATTAAAAAGGGTTTCCACCCCCGGAATATCGAGAAGGGTAAACCACGTACCGTTCGACATGCCCAGTGCTGCACATCGACCTCCTTTATCAGTCAGTTCAACACTCACTGTCAGCCCCCGATATTGATGCGGTAGTCGGTCAGTTGATCAACGCCACCGACGCGGAAGATGTTGGCCAGATAGTCCAGCTCCAGCAGCTCTTCACCATCCAGTACCTGTTTTATATACGTGCAGGTGAAGCTACTGGAGAACTCGGCGTTCTCGTGCTGTTTGAACGTTCCCATCGGGTTCTTCTTGAACATAATTGTCAGGAAGGTGACCAGCGGGATTTCGTCAATCAGCCCCTGCGAGCTGTAGCGCTGGACGCTGGAACGACACTGCAGTGCCAGCGACTTATACGGGTTCGCGGCAGACAGCATCGCATCGCGGTAAAAGCTGTTCCATTTGATTTCGCCTTCCAGTTTGTCGAAGCCAGCCGGGAGCTCCACCTTACCCACCATTCCCAGCGCTTTATGTTCCTGCATAATCATGGAGACATCGGGGAGTTTAACCTCCTCAGCCCGTCCCAGCAGGTTTACACCATCCAGATAGATGTTGGCATTCGTGATGCGGTTTATCTCAATCTTTGACATCAACTGGTCCCCTTCAGGGTTAACAGATATTCCGAGGTGATCTCAGTCTCAAACGTCAGCCGCTCCAGCGGTGGCGGTGGCGTGTATTTGTAGCTCAGTAACAGGTGACCGGCGGCAAGCTCCGTCTCTTCATTACGGGCCGGATCAAACCAGCAAGTGAAGCCCAGCAGTGCACCATCGCCAATCATCTTGCGACCGTAAGCGTTGACTGACTCCGTCAGTGCATCAATCAGCGCCTGAGTAATCGGCATGTCGATGTACTGCTGGCTGAAGTAACGAATGGACTCATTGATCACATCACCGGTGCGGCGAACGTTCTCAAAGTTACGCATATGGGTGACCGTTGGCCATGCTGCCGTCCGGTTACCCCACAGACGAAGGCCGCTACCGTAACTGCTGAATACCGTGGTGATCCCCTGTTCGTTAAGCAGGTTAACCTCGCTCTGCGGATCGTCAATCATTGCCGACAGCTGGCGCTCCACGCCGGTGATCCCCAGAATTTCCTGATTGGAGGATGACCACCAGTACCCTTTGTCCAGGTCGACTCTGGCACGCAGGCCCGCCGCACGCTGGCTCAGTGGCTCCAGACGCTCCGTGTTCGTCACCGGGTCATATACCTTCACATGCGGGTAGCACAGGCGGACACGGTCAGAGCTGGTATTAAAGTTAATGGTGCCTTCCGGGCCACGTCCCGCCAGAGCCTGCGCAAAAGTGGTACCAACCGGCGCATCAATATAGGTTACTGCTCCCAGTTTCTCAGCCATGGCGATAAGCTCAACCGAGACGCTGTTCTGGGTGCAGAATACCGGAGCAATCAGGATTTTGGCGAAGTAGCCAAACAGGTTAAAACTGTCGTTAAGCAGCTTCATGCCGGTACGGTTGCCTGCAGCGTTAACGGTACCGATGATATCAGCCGGGGTGACTTTGGTCGGATCAGCATAGTTATAGCTGGCCTTCACCGTTGCATCTGCAGCAATGCTTTTACCCAGGTTAGTAATCACCCCGGTCTGTGCATCAAGCGAGTAGTCCTGACCTTCAACATAAGGCTGACCGTCGCTGTCCGGTTTCAGTACCAGCTGCGCGACCACCGGATTAGCCAGCCGGGCTCTGCCTGTCGCCTTGTCGAACGACACATTCTCACTGACCACAGCGGTTTTATGCACAGACGGATCGAGTACGTTAATGACCAGAACGGTGCCTGCACCATGGTCATAAATCGCATCCAGCGCCTGTGGAATGGTAAAGCCGGTGAACTGGCTGCCAAATGCCGCAGCGTCTTTCTCAGACAGGCACTGTACCAGCGTATTGACATCCCCCATTGGTGCGGTACCAATCAGGCCAATAACGGCAGATTTCACCGTTTTAACCGGGCGGGCACCGTTTTCCACTTCAATGGTTTCCGGACCATGCAGATAGTTAGCTGACATGGGCGTCCTCCGTTTTCACCTCGCTGTCACCGCCGTTCCTGCGCTTTGGTGACTGCACAGCCGGTGTGCCGGCGGGTTTAATTTCTTCAGATACCGGCGTCAGATGCTTCAGCGCCACCAGTACCTTCACGTAGTCATGCTCCTCCGGCAGGGAAACAGTCTTCCCCGGCCAGAGCAGGATTTCGGTTCCGTCCGACAGCGTGACGCCGCTGGCCGGGCCGGAATAGCGGTATTCTTTCATCACTCGCTTTCCTCATAGTTCACTTCAGTTAACAGCGGGCCGGACGGTAAATCGCTGTCTTCGATAAAGACGCTTTCAGTCGCGAAGTCGAGGGCGTACTGCCACAGCCCCCTGACTTCACCGATAAACACCTCGCGGGTCAGCCAGATACGGCGGCGGCACCCGGGCGGGGTGTAGCCACCAAGAATGCGGCGGACAGCATCCAGGACATTAATCGCCCCTTTTTTACCGTTGAGCTGTCGGAAGACCACCGTGACGCAGAGCTGGATAGTCTGAGGCTGGATCACCGCACCGGTATCATCCGGCCTGTCGAAACGCGATCCTGCATAGCTCAGCAGCAACGCCCCGACAGAATGATTGAGGCGGTATTCGGACGGCTTTTCCGGGAAGTACTCAACCTGCAGCTGAGGCAGCTTCTCGCGCAACCGGGCCAGCACCGCATCAAGGACGGGCAGAACATTCATCAGTATTTCTCCAGTAAGCCGTCACGACCGCCGAAAGTGGCCGGGCGGCTGCGTACACGAAACTCTCCTGGCTCAGGCATATCTTTCTGAGTGGACGGCAGCCCCAGCGTAAGCCTGTTATCACGTAACTCCTTCAGTTGCCGCAGCGCTTCTTTGTGGTCATCCTTCACCGTATCCGGGAGGTCACCTTCCGGGCGGCGGGCGTAGAGCCGGTAACGGACCAGCGTGATGGCAATGTCCCGCAGAACGGTCGGTATCTCCGCCAGCGGCAGGATATAGCGTCCGCGCAGATGGGCATCAATCAGCTCGTCGGCATAGCGGATACAGCTCTCCACCACACGGGTATTCACTGTCGCAGGCGAGTCGAAGTCCATCTCTTCACTGGTGAGCTCGATCAGCGTTCGTTCCGGCACCTGCTCAAGCAAATCCTCCAGGGTGCAGTACATGTCACACCCCGCGCAGGATACGAATGACGTCGCCTTCACCCCCGGCTTCATCAAGTGCAATACCACAGGATTTACCGTCGCCGGACTGCGGCACGGCTCTGGCCTGAGCATCTGACTGAACAGCCACACCACGGCTGACCGCAGCACCGGCCTCAACAGCAATAATGCCCAGAACGCTCACCGGCGTGCTGTCGCCGGTAACAGCATCCACTTCGGCAACCCCGAGCGCTGCGGCACCGGCTTTACAGGGGGTATTATCTGCCCCGACAAAACGCTGCTGTGCCAGTTCTGCCCCTGCCGTTACGGTTGTAATCAGAATGACCTGCTGAGTGGTTCCCATAACGCCTCCTTATTTACTGATACCGGTGATGAGATACCCGGCATCGCCACCAACCACGGCGACTTTGTAGATATCGGTATAACGGCAGTACTTCACCTTGCCACCGGCACCGTCGTATTTGTCTGCAACAGGCATCCCCTTACGGCGCAGGGTGTAGCCGAAGGACGGCTCGTTCTCGTCCGCGCTGTCCGCCCCCGGCTGCGGCTTGCCGACGTAGTGCAGCATCAGGTTGTCTCCCCAGATATCCGCCGGCACGCTGTCCCTATCCATTGCCGCTTTCATGGATGGCAGGGAGACAGGGGCACCGATGACGATCTCTTCGATCTGAAAGAGGTCCTGCAGGATCTCCGTAGTGATGCGCTTGCGTTCGTTGGCTCCGATGGCAGCCTGAATCGCCGGGTGGAACTTCAGCAGCGCCATCACGCTGGCACCCATGGTCATCAGGTTAGGACGCAGCCCCGTGGCCGTACGGACCGCTTCCATACCGGCTTCAATCACCCCGATGGGGTCCCCCTTACCACCGGCCCAGCGATCACTGGCTGTCAGTTTTTTAACGTGCCCGGTACGGTAGACCTTTTCATCCTGAGCCAGACGGGCGGCGATAAGTTCACGGCGCAGATTCACGCCATTCGTGGCGCGACGGATGGCCTTGCTCTCCTCGTTAAACATGGACTCCGCCTGCTCGCGATAGTCCACCGGCGCAGCCAGATCGTGCTCACCCAGCACCAGATCAAGCGTGCCGGTTTTCTCACGGACCAGAACATTGCTGTCCGCCCCGACGGCACGCTCAGTGTCATATTCCACAAAGGCGGTTTTCCCGAAGGTCGGCACACGCACGCCTTCCTTGTCCGTCAGCACGACGGGGAAAATACGTTCGCCAATGAATGCGGCATTTTTATAGCCTCGGGCGATACTGGTCAGTACCGGATCAACGACACGTTTACCTTTTAAGTAATCAGACATGATTTCTCCTTAAATTACAGGCAGCGTGCGACAGCAGCCTCATAGCTGATGTCTTCTTTTTTGGACAGGGCCACTGCTTTCTGATGCAGGGCCAGACGCTCAGGATCGGCTTCCGCAAACTCCGCCACATCCACCTTCACCGTGTCGCCGACACGCTCCTTTGTGGCCTGTTCGGCGAAATTCATCACCGGCTCCCCGTCGGAGAGCAATGAACGGAAGGCGGTGGCCAGCGGCGTGCTGCTTTCCCCCTCAGCAAACTCCACCGGCTTGTCGCCACCGGCGACGGCATCCAGCAGGGCAACCACCACGGAGGAGGCGCGGGGAGCCAGACGCCCCTCTGCGACCAGTTTTTCTGCAAAGGCCACATTGTCCTTATGCAGTTGCTCCTGTCTGACCTGTGCATCACGCGCATCGCGATCAGCAGCCTGCTGCTTCAGGCGGCGGTTCTCCTCCTGAAGGGCTTCAATCTCTTCTTTTGTCATCGATGATTCCTCGTTACTTGCGGAAGACGGCCCCGGGCCTGTCTCACTGAATTGTGCACCTGCTGCATCCTGCGACAGTGTGTCGCGGTACGCCTCTTCGCGCAGACTGTTGAGCTGCCATTCCGGCAGGACTTTTTCTGCCTCGTCCAGACTGAAGCGGGCGATCAGAAAATCGCGCAGCTTTCCCCACAGGGAGGCATTCGTGATGGCCTGCCAGTCGGCGAACTCCACCACACCTTCTTCCTGCTCACTGAAGGACACCTGTTTCAGCCCTTTGACGGAAGGTGGCTGTGCCCCGAGAAAGCCCACATGGCGAAGGTAGAGCACGCCGGGCTTCGGATTGGACGGTGAATCCGGGAGGTAGAAAGAGGCGGACACTTTTTTGAATCGTCCGTCGGTGACCATCTCAGCAAACTGCGGGTCCAGCTGGGCAGGCTCTGCCATCAGATCGACACCGCTGAGCGACAGGGCTTTCACCCAGCCCCACGCCGGGTCTTCCGTTCTGGGATGACCAATCACGAGTGGTGCTTCATGGACGGACGGGTCATAGGCTTTCACGCAGGCGGCAAGATCGTCTGGCGTGAACGGCAGTTTTTTGCCGTGCATATCGGTATGGGTACCGGCTTTAAAAATGTGAATGGCTGACATTTTGCTGTCCCGCGTTATGTTGTCGGAGACAGTTTGTGAGAAATGCAGGCCCGGCGATTTTAATCTGCTTTAGAAAACATCAGGGGAGAAGGACAGGGAAAGCAATGTGGTGAACCGGGGGCGGTTATAAAACAGAGGCTGTAAAGCCTTTATAAAGGTAATACAGCCCCTCATTCGCTGGCAATGATAAATCACCCGCCTGAAGAGAGAAAACTCAGCGACGGGCCGCTGATTCAAGATGGCGGACAATCGTGTCCAGTACGGCACGCTCAGCCTCTGGCTGCAAACCCCCATCGCTTTTCAGTGGCAGGAAAGGACGGGCGGGCATTTCTGATGTGTACGCGTCCACATGATACGACTGCGAGATATGTGCCCGGCTTCGTTCAGACATACGCAGGTTTCCCTCTTTGTCCTGACGCCAGTGGATACTCTGCTGTCGCTCTTTATGTTTAATCTCCCCTCCGAACTGATGGATGGCCGCATAGATCACATTAGTCCCGATGACAGCCTGATGGTGGTCATAATGTGTGGTGACAGAGCTCATCAGACGTCCTGTATCCTGCAGTGTCTGGCCATCACGTTCTTCTGCTGCCAGCGAAGGGAGCCAGGAGGGACGCCCTTCATCCATAAAATTTATCTGGGTTTCTGTTAACAATGCACCGGCAATTTTGCGCATCGCGGGTTCCAGATCTGTGGCAGAGAGCTCCAGTGCGCGGAGACTCCGGCGCAGGGATTTATCGTTAATGGTGATATCGACCAGTTTATCGGAAGCCATCATTATCCTCTCAGTTCCTGCTGTGCCAGTGGCTGAAGCGTACCCTGATAGCGGGCAAGGTCGGGACGGTATGCTGCCCCCGGTGCATAAGACCAGCCGACGTCGGTGGTCACCTTCGTGGTACCGGTATTAAAGGTGGCCACGTTCCGCATTTCGCCGGTTTTCTCTGAGACCAGTTTCAGTTCCTGGCCCATGGCAGAGCCGGAGCTGATAACCTTCAGGCCACGGGCACGTACATCCGCCGCACTCAGGGCAATCACACTACAGCGGCAGCGCCAGCCGTTCGGCGGGTAAAATGCCTGCCAGAACGGGTCATCCCAGCGCAGCACCAGACCATGCAGCGCCAGATGGCTCCTGCGGGTATGGCTGTCGTTGATGCCGGTATACATCCAGTACGGCCTGTCATCGACGTTTTCCATCTGTTCCGCCCACCGTCCGGCGCTGTAGAGTACGGACATATTGGTGCGAAAGATGGTATCGAGCCGCCACGGACTGCCCTGCTGAATGGTGACCGGCTCACCCGTTACCGGGTCAGTCGTGTCACGCGGTCCCCACCATCCCCTGCGCTTCAGCGCCGGCTCCAGCTCCTGCCGGAACCAGCGATCGGTTTTTCCTTCATCGACAGCCTGCTGCAGTGCCCCGCGAATATCTTCCAGGATATCCAGGCGGGTCACTTTAGCGACGGTAAAGGCGCGGGCATGGGCTTCCTGCCACATTTCTTCCCAGTCCCAGGTAATCTGATACCCTTTGGACTTCAGGTAGCTGATTGCCCGCTTCGGGGGAAGCGTCATGCAGTACGCCAGTTCAGCCGTTGTCACGCTCATGCAGACGCCCCCAGATATTTGCCACAAAGAGAATGCGGGCCAGCCGTTCCTGCAGATCGTCCGTGCTCATCTGAGGGTAGAGCTCCGCCAGTTCGCCCAGCAGCTCAGACGGGTTAACCCCATTTTCGACCCGCCTGAACAGAGGTGCCAGGACGGGTTCCAGCGTGCCATTTAACACACCTCCGTTCATCAGAATGTCCAGCGCGTCGTCAAGCTGCTGTTGTGCATCATGATCGGCGCTTATCGCCTCGGCAAATTCTGCAGGCACTGCCCCGTCCGCAACCGGTGCATCAGAGAGGTCAATATCCCCTTCCTGCAACTGGTACTCCCGCATGAAGTACTGCGGGGTCAGGCGCAGCCCCGCCCGGGTGAGTTTTTCGTCGCGGGTGGCACGGGTGTCATCAATGGCCTCCTGTTCCCACATGGCCCAGACCGGACACGGCACATCGCCAAAGTTCAGGGTGACCACCGTTCTGATGACCTGATTCACTGCCGCCTGAATGATGTCCGCATCCGCATCGCGGATATCATCCGTCACCTCCAGCCCGGCCTGCGCGGAGGCCCGGTTACTGTTCGCTTCGGTAGTCTGGTTCTGACCGAGTAATGCAATGGAGATCTCACTGCGTGACAGTGTGATCAGCTCGCGGAACACCTCACTGCTGGCAGCCTTGCCGCCTGCCTCCTTAAGCTCAATGCTGCTGTCATCGGGGATGGCGGCCACCGCGTCCTCCACCATCTGCTCCATGGAGTCCAGCAGTTCTTCAATCTCTGCATCATTTGCGCCCCTCGGGTGCTTACCGACTACCCACGGGGAGCCAAACTTTTCGGCAAAGCGGAGCCAGAATTTCATCCCGCCTTTCTTGAAGGTGACAGGCCAGAAGCACATGGACAGGTCCGGGAAACCGTAGGGATTGTCATACGAGGCATCCTGCGCGGGCACCACGAATTTTGACGGTGACAGCAGTTCCCCCTCCACACCCGCATCACGCGCCCGGAAGCGCAGGCAGTTGTCCGTATCAAACTGAAACCACTCAGGTGGTTTGCCGACAATATCCGTCACCGCCCACGCCCTGACCGAACGGCCCCACATGATTTCACAGGGCTGATACCCGTAGAGCACGGCATCGCTCATCTCACCGATGATACGGGACAGATCCAGATCGTCGAGCATGTCGCGGATGAAACGGAAGACCCGGGCAGAAGCGTGACCGCGCTCCAGTCCACGCTCCAGCGATTTGAGCGCTGCTTTACGTCTGCGGATACAGCCCCCGACCAGCGGGTCGGTGCGCAGTTCGCGGTAGATACGGATATCCCGTCCCTGAGCCTTGAGAATGGGATCAGGATTGGGCAGGTACATTCCCAGAGCGTAAAAATCGATGGCGCGACTGCGGGAGGCAATCTGCGCGGTCAGTGATTTTTTAGGTTCGGCGAACGCCACGAACTCATCGGGTGAAACCCAGATACCCCTCGCCATCAGAATCCCTCCAGCATACGGGCCGCCTGACGACGACGGCGTGAGCTTGCCTTCACCGGCCCTTTGTTAATTTCACGGCTGGCGAAATACGCCAGCGCCAGTGCGATGGCTGAATCCCCGTGGCGTTTACCACCATCAGCCTTTGCTTTTGAGCGTTGCTCCGGCACGCGGGGGACACCGTTCACCACCTGAACGGCCCGCAGGTCATCCAGTGTGTCTTCATCCTTTGGTAAGTCCACCAGGTTACCGTCTTCCAGTGCAGCTTTGACCGGAGGCATATGCTCCCGGTACCAGCCTTCGGTTGGCATCACCTGCTGAACCCGGCTGGAACCGTAGCGCTGCATGGCGTATTCAGCCAGATAGGCACCATTACCACGGGCATCAAACGCTGCACCCAGCAGACCGGGCAGACCATCCATCAGATACCAGGTGATTTGCTCCTGCTGTCTGAACGGCACGTTACGCAGCTCCAGTACGAATGGCACGCGTCGTATCAGGTTCTTCTCCTGCAACAACGGGTAGTCCACCGACAAATCACCGCTGCGGCCAAAGTCGCGCCCCAGGAAAGAGCGGGCATCAGTGGGGAGTGCCTCCAGTAATGGTTTCAGATGCTCATCAAGCCAGTCCTGCGTCTCGCGGAAGCGAACCTCATCAGACAGCAGTTCATAACCTTCCTGGCAGGTCAGACGCAATACCGGCGTATCAGCGGACATGCGGGACTCTATCAGGGCTCGGGACAGCCAGGCACCGCCACCGTTGGCCGGAATACAGTCAAGCTCTTCGGATGCACCGGCACCGTAGAATTTGTACACCGACGCCATCCAGGCCTGTTCGGATGCCTCCGACCATTCCTCCCCGGTGCGCAGACAGACACGCCGGAACAACCCTTCAGATACGGCTTCCCGGAAAGTGATGCGATGTACGCTGCCTCCCTGACGTCCGGCACGGATATCCCCGATAAGCGTATTGAACGGATTGTCGTCACCGTCATGGGTGGAGATAACGCGTACCTTGCCCCCCCAGATAAGCATCGCCAGCGCCGCTTTCAGCAGTTCGTCCAGTTGCTCATGGAACGCCGCTTCGTCGATAACAATAATACCCTGACGGCCACGCAGGTTAGACGGGCGGCTGGAGAGCGCAACAATACGAAAGCCGGAGTCAGGAAATTTGATGGTGTAAGTCCTGATGTGTTTATCGTCGTCGTCCTCTTCCCAGAATCCTTCTTCAATTTCACTGGCCGCATAGTTGAATGCCCGTGCCCACATCGCACACGCCTGAATGTATTCGACGGTCATATCCTGGTTATAGGCGATGTAATACACATTCATCCCGCCTGCAGGCGCAGAAGAGGCGGCGGTCAGTACGTTATCGGATGCCTCAGCCCATGTAATACCGGTACGACGGCTCTTTTCCATCACCTTAAGCGGAGAGGTGTCTGCCACCCAGCGCTGCTGGTAAGGCAACAGAACGGGCGGTGCCTCATAACTCGCGGTGTCAGGAATGTGCGGCGGCAGCTCCGTCATGATGCCACCCCCAGAATTTCCCGGCGCAGTGCCTGTACGGCTTCCGCAGAGAGCCCGCCCTTACGGGCAATTTTCTCGGCGGCAGCGGCAGCACGTTCAACCCTCTCTCTGACTTCTGCCTGATAGCGCTTGAGGTTGACCGAGGCGCGGGTCAGTGTGGCGATATTTTTTGAAGCCGTTGCCAGCAGTTTTGCCCGGGCGAAGGGATCGTCGTTTTCCCGCGACTCCTGCAGGCGCATCAGGATATCCGTCATTTCGGTCTGGACGAGGGTTATCAGCCCGGCTGAACGGTCATCAGGATCGTCTCCGGCCTCCCGGGCAAGCAGACGCGCTGCCTCGGTTGCCGCCCGCACACGGGCCAGTTGCTGCTCCATTTTGTAGCCAAACCGCTGCAGGGAAGAGCGGGTGATGCTGTACCCCTTTTCCTTCAACAGACTTTCAAGCTCTGCATAGCCGGTGAAATTATTCTCCGTCAGTGCCCGCTCAAGCCAGCGACGGACCTCCTTCGGCAGAGAATCAATGCTGCTGCGACGTCCCATAATCACTCACTCCAGTATTTTTCCGGTCGGGCAATACCGGGGCCGCATTCCACGGTGTATTCCACAATATCCACACCAAGGCGACTCAGATCGGCAAACCAGTCACCGGAAGGCCTCTTCTCCAGTTCCACCATCTTGCGATCTGCCAGGTAATCAAGCTCACGGCGCAGCTCCAGTTGCGTGGTGTCCGGGTAGATGGCGCGGGACACTTCCAGCAGCAGCGTCTCGCTGGCGGTATAAGGGCGGGTTTTGTTCAGGGCAACCAGCAGACTCCAGCGCAGGGATTCGCGGCGCACACGGGTAATATCGACCATTATTGACCTCCGGTATTGCGGTACTGCTGTACCACTTCCAGTTTGTTGTAGAGCGCGTCCAGTTTGGCCTCAATGACCGTCTGGCCACGGATATAATCCTCGCGACGGACATAATTCAGCGGTAAATCCGCTTTAAATCGCATCAATTCTTTTTCCAGCTCGCCCCAACTGGAGGCGGACTGTTGCAGGGCCTGTTCAAGGGAGGCGAAGCGTGCAGCCTGGCGTTCCTCCGCTTTACTGAACAGCCATTTGGCCATACCGCCGACAAAGCCCATGAAGGTGAGCAGAAAGCCAACCACCGTCCAGAATTCAACCTGCAGTGTCATTTCTGTAATCCTTCCCGTTCATCCAGCAGCGCGTTTATCTGGTTTCGCCAGCGACGACATTGCCCTGCGTTGTCGATGAGGTTGGCGAGAACGTCACGCTGGGAGACACCCGAATCGCGTAACCGGGTATCAGCGGTTTCAGGTTGCCCGGTCGCTGTGCCAGAGCGGGTGCCAGCGGCGGCAACTGAGTCTGAATGACCGGTGTCGACGGATGCGTTGTCGTATCCGAGTGCGGCGTTGTACTGGCGCACGAAACCGCGAGTAAACACGCACTCAATGGGATGGCTCTTACCTTTTTCATCAATCCAGCGCTGTGTGACATCGTTAATTTGCCCCTGTAGTTGTTTGTTCTGGTCCTCCAGTTGAGCAATCTGCTCAAGATAACCAGCTTCAGCCCGTTGCCCGGCGGCTACCTGCTCCTGATAACGCTCAGACCATGCGCGCAGCGCCGCCACCTCACTCCGGGCCTGTTCTGCCCGGTATCCGTCAAAATCCGCCTGCAGGCGGCTGAGCGCCGCCTGACCGTCAGCGGAGGCCCGGTCGTGGCCTGTGCTGTATCCCAGCCACCAGATCGCCAGCAGGAAGGCGTTCAGGAGAATGGCCAGCATAATGACCCGCCACGGCAGCGACCGTAACTTACGTACCCACACAGCTTGCCCCTCCCCATGAGAGATAACGCGGGGCAAGCGTGAACAGGATGCGCCGGGGATAATGACGGTTCTCCCGCCAGCTGGCAGCATTGCGTCCGGCATTCACCGTGGCGACATGTCCGAACCAGCGGGTACGGTCCAGCCCTTTCTGTGATGCAAGTTGCCTGTCCCGCTGTACCCAGCCAAGACCCCCGTTATAGCCCGACAGCGTCATGGCCATACGCTCGCAGTCACTGGCGGCGCTGATGCGCTGCCACAGCCAGCGGTCATAACTGACCAGCGCCCGGATAGCCCATGCCGGATTAAACGGCTCTCGACTGCTCAGCGCCGGCATCAACTGGCTTATCCAGTCGGCAGTGGCAGGCATAAACTGCGCCAGTCCCTGAGCCCCCACCGGCGAGATCGCATCAGGTCGCCAGCCGCTTTCCTGATGCAGTTGCGCAGCGAAATCAGCCACCGGCGCAGACAGTCCCCATTCAAGGCGGGCATTACGGATCACATCATCGCGATACTGCAGGGCAGCCCGCGGGGGCTGTGCTGCGGATGCCTGACTGAAAAAGCCGCCACACCAGAGCAGCCAGGCAATCACCAGGTTGCCAGCAAGCTGCCACCAGAAGCTGTATTTATCGTTACGTGGTTCGCCGTGTCTGATGGCGGTTACGCCCAGAGCAAAGGCGAACAGAATAATGAGGGTGATTTGAGGCCAGTTCATGGTCACAGCCCTGTTGCCACAGCCAGACAGACTGCTGCAACAATCAGTGCGCGGCGGATTAACGCAGCAGAAAACACCAGGTGCAGGCCGGTCTGCACAGGGAAACGCCCTTCAGCCATCAGCCTGTTGTCATGTTTCAGGTACTGACCGGGACGGGCTTTGGGGAAGAGCGAACGGTCAAGCCAGTAACCCAGCACTGCTGCCAGCGTGATGAGTGCCAGCTTGTAGATCACAACAGGCAACTGCTGTGGCGATACCAGAGCGATGGTGCCCAGCAGCAGCACTGAGGTCAGCAGCCAGCCGCTGAGGCGAGGTTTTTTAACAGGGGGAATGAATTTTTTCAGGTTTTTCATGTGTGTCTCCTTGTCTGGTGGAGACAGCATCACAAATACGGGGCGCGAAGGATTTTAAAGCGCGTTAAGAGAGCCGGGGATACGGGATGTGCAGGATAAACGATGAATTATTCACAGAGGAGAATACGATATGACGCACACACTGAATCCGGTCATCACTGTCACCGTGTCCGGTCCTGTGGGCAGCGGTAAAAGTTACGTACTGGCGCGGATAGAGGAAGTGGTGAAACAGGAACTCGGAAACAGCGTCATTGTCGATGCTGCTGACGTGGAGAATGAGCGCCGTATGAATGGCGATGATCTGACGACCTGGCAGAAGCCACGGGGTGGCACAGTGATCAGGCTGGAGGAATACACGGGACAGGGCCTGTTGTCATACGGCGAGGAGCGTATCTGTCGGACGAATGAGCTGCTGGATGTTATATGCCCCACGGGCCGGCAACCCTGGATACTGCCCGATGCACTGCATGCCACCATTGCGGCACTGATGACAGTTTACGATCAGGAGCTGCTCATGAAGGAGTTACGTAAACTCACCGGTCAGCCAACAGAATGTTTTTCGGCCCCGAAGTACGGGAAGCAGGAACACATCCCGGTGAACACAATCCCCGTTAACCAGCCTCCCCGGTTCTTCGACGAATACATTCTGACACCGGAAAATAAAGCTGAGCACGAAGAGATCAAAGCGGCGTTGTTCCGGGAAATCAGGAAGATTGCTGAAATGCAGCTGGAGGGAGGGCTGGACAGAGTGATGGCGAGAGGAGAATGGGAATCGCTGTTTGAAAGAGTTTCCCCGGAATTGCTTCCCCTCGCACTGGCTATCGGGATTATGCAGACAGCGGATAAACCTCACTTACGTTCATTAAACACGTAACGCATAATCCGGGATACGCATTCAGCGATGACTGCATTTTCACCGGTTTTTACTGCATCCAGAAGCGACTCTTTAAATGGTACGGGCCGGGGCTGCAGAAAGGTCGGCATGGCATTGAGCAGACAGAGCGTTTTTTCCGTGAGGACGACATCAGCCGCTCCCACAGCCAGCAACTGAGAGTAACGAATATAGCTGTTATCCCGAAGCCATATCAGCGTATCAATAAAATACCGGCACTTTTTCTGGTCGTGATCAACCTGGTCCGGGATATCGAAAAAACCAGAATAAATCAAAACCTGAGGTGCCGGATGCGTGTTCAGTAATCGGCAGAATATTTTGCCGGTGAGTACATAAAAATCATCATTTAAGGAGTGCATCATGAATCCCCGATTAACGTTAACAGAACATCAGCGCCGTGCCGAAGCAGTGAACAATGTTCTGGAAGATATTATCCGGTTACATCGCGGAGAACTGAGTATCTGTCGTGCCACTGTTCATTTTCAGGAAATACAAAAGCAGTTCGATACTTCTGTTTTTGCAGAAGGGATCACTTATGCCCTGGACCAGATAAGGTCAGAAAATCGCCCCGGATAATCCCTAAACCACATCAACAGAAATCACTTCATCCCTGCCGCATCATGAAAGAACGACCAGCCCGGCACCCGAAAGCCGGGCTGGCCATCGTCCCACAGGAATGCACTGTGAGCCGACCAAGGTTCAGTCAGTCTCGCGAGACCAGACTAGCCTGCCATATTTTTAATAATTGTAAAAGGCTTACAGATTATGAAAACGCAGACATTACCCATCGTTCCATGGATTGGTGGCAAACGCCGCCTGGCAAAACACATCCTGCCGCTGTTTCCTGCGCATGAATGTTATGTGGAGCCGTTCTGCGGCGCAGCTGCGCTCTATTTTCTCAAGACTCCCGGCAAGCTCGAAGTCATTAACGATATCAATGGTGAACTGGTGAATCTGTACCGGGTGGTAAAACATCACCTGGAAGAATTTATCCGCCAGTTCAAATGGGCGCTGGTTAGCCGGCAGATCTACAAATGGCTGCAGATCACCCCGGAAGAAACACTGACGGATATCCAGCGTGCGGCACGGTTCTACTACCTCCAGAAGCAGGCATTTGGTGGCAAGGTGGCAGAGCACAGCTTCGGCACATCCACCACATCTCCGCCACGCTTCAACCTGCTACGTATTGAAGAAGAACTGTCAGCGGCACACCTGCGGCTTTCCAGAACGGTGATAGAGCACATGGACTGGCACCAGTGCATTAAGCGTTATGACCGTCCGCACACGTTGTTCTACTGTGATCCGCCCTATCTGGGGACGGAAGGCTATGGTGTGGATTTTCCTGAAGAGAACTACACACTACTCGCAGAACTGGCCCGGTGCATCAGAGGAAAGATGATTATCTCGGTGAACGACATTCCGCAGATGCGTCGGGTGTTCACTGAACTGAACATACAGACGGTGAATATCAACTACAGTCTGGCGGGGAAACCCACGCCGCGCCGTGAACTGGTAATCTGCAACTTCTGAAACAAAACCGGAAAGCACAATGCTTTCCGGTAAATCAGCCCATTCCTGCCATGCTACTGACGGCGCTTTCTGAAAGCGTCCAGATCAACCACCTGTCCTTTGTGTCCAGGTCAGAATCAGCCTGCGATTTTTCCTGGTTTTGGCTGAGTATAGAATCGCCCAATCTCAAGAAATGAGCGTTGTTGCTCTGGTGTCATGTCGTCAAAAGTATCTATTAATTTTTGTTTTTCGGGGGATATCCGGTTCTGAATTTCCACCTCACCATCTGTGCTCATACCCGTAAGAATGAAGGCAACATCTACTCCTGCTGCTCCTAAAACTACCAGTTTATCTAGCGGGATATTTCCTTTTTCCATCCAGTTATAAATCGTCGCCCGCGAGATACCAGTGGACTTAGATACCGCCAAAGGACCAACACGTTTTAATTCTGAAATGAGACGCGCATGTATTTTTTCTAAATTAATGGACATAAAACTTGCTCTGTCTAAATTTTTAGACAATAATCTATCACACATAACGCAAACATCATTGCACCAAACAAGGAGACAACAATGACTGCAGACCAGGTCAAAGCTCATTTCCGTCGCAATGGGATCACTTTTACCCAGTGGGCAAAACAGAACAACTACACCAGAGCGGAGGTTTACCGCGTACTGAATGGCCAGGTAAAAGCGAACTATGGCAAAGCCCATGAAATCGCTGTAAAGCTGGGATTAAAAACCATCACTGACGCCGCTTAAAAAGATACAGCATACGAAAAAGATTATCACATATTGAAAAATAGGTATGCAGATGAGTAAGACGAATGTTTCAAGCTCCGGCAGTCGCATCCTCCGGGTACTGAAAGCGCTGCGTGGTCATGCCCTGAACGGTATTTCCAACGGTGAACTGGCGGCAGCACTGCACGAGTCACCGGCAAACATCAACCGGGCACTCAACACCCTCATTGAAGAAGGGTTGGCCCTGAAACTGGAAAACGGGCGTTTCGCGCCGGGCATCCAGTTACTGCAGATCGCTATGGCCCACAGTAACGAGATGGCACGTGCACAGGATCGTATTAACGAAATCAACCAGCGAGTTATTTCAGGTAGTCGTTTGTAAGGAGTAATCAATGGGACGCACTAAATCACTGGTTAACACTGAACTGAACGCCGAGGTCCCCCTGTCGGATGATCTCAATGTCAGTCTGAACGCCATGACACAACACAGCACGGAGATCATGCAACTGTTCGGTGATGGCCTGCCCTATGAGCGCGATCGTGTTGTTCATGAGGCACGCTTTTATATGGCGCAGAGCGCGGAAGCAATGCTGGAAGCCGGTAAACGATTGATCCTTCTTAAGGAAAATGAGCCGCATGGGGAGTTTATAAAGATTCTTGAAGGTGAGTTGGGGCTGGCGTACCGGACATCTGTGCGAATGATGCAGGCATCGACAAAATACTTATCCCCGACGCTGAAACCAAATGTGCCAGCGCTGGCACATTTGGGGAAAACCAAACTTTTTGAGTTAATGACGGAAGATGACGAAGATCTTGCCGAACTGGCTGACGGCGGCACGGTTGCTGGAATGACTCTCGACGATATTGATCGCATGACCAGCCGCGAACTTCGCCAGGCCCTGCGTGAAGCGCGCGAAACCAACGCAGCTCAGCAACAGGTGCTTGCCGGAAAGGACGAAAAAATCAACGAACTGGCCACAAAACTGGAGAAGAAATCGCGCCTGCAACCTCCGCCGCCAGACGAAGAACTGAAAAAATTGCGGGCGGAAGTGACGGCATTAGCGGTTGAGGCGGAATCTGCCATCGCCGTCCGGCTGTCCGGCGCGTTTGAGACGCTGTGCGCATATTGTGCTGAACACATGATTGATACCCCCAGAGATTTCATGGCCGGTCTGGTCTGCCAGATTGAACGCAGTGTTCATGCATTGCGTGAGACGTTTGACCTTGATGCCGCACCATCGGGTAACGATGTCCCCGCCTGGCTGACCGAACCGGAGCCTGAAATCAACCGACCGGAGGGCATACGTTAATGAACACGAATAACACACAAAATATCCTGATGGACAGCCCGGAAGCACTGGGGCACGCACTGTGTAATCTGGTGCCGGAAATGGTGCAGGGTTTCCGCGTGGTGACCCCTTCCGGTGAAATCTGCGTACCCGCACAGGAGGCGCACCCGTTTGTACTGGCGATGGAGGTGATGCTGATGCAGCAGATAAGACGTCTGCAGAATCAGTCAGCATTGCGCCCGGTAGTTGCACCGCAACCGGTAAATACCGTGGTGAAAACCTGCGATGGCGAAACACTGTGCGACCTCGCCAGAAAAATTGCCGCCAGAATCGGATAACAGGGAAGACAAGCTATGACCCCGGCACTGACTGAAAAACTGGTTGAAACAGCCCGCGCGGCACGTGACGCGGGGCATGGTAAACGCGGTGCAATATACGACGCTGCCTGTGCTGAACTTGGCATGTCCCGCGCCACTCTGCTGCGCAGGCTGAAGGAGGTATCTGTGACTGATAAACGCAAAAAACGCGCCGATGCCGGGCGCAGCGCCCTGACCCGCGACGAAGCCGCGCTGATATCTGCCACACTACGTGAGGCCACCCGCAAGAACGGTAAGCGTCTCTATTCCATCGCGGATGCAGTGGAAACCCTGCGGGCTAACGGCTTTATCTCCGCAGGCAGAACAGATGAAACCACCGGTGAGTTTTTCCCGTTGTCCGAAGATGCCATCAGTCGCGCCCTGCGTAACTATGGCCTGCACCCGGAACAACTGGATGCCCCTGCACCACATACCGAAGTGGCCAGTCTGCATCCCAATCATGTCTGGCAGATTGACGCCTCACTCTGCACGCTTTACTACCTGAGCAATGGACATAAAGGGCTGCAGGTGATGGACAGCGCGAAATTCTACAAGAACAAGCCCGCTAACCTTGCCCGTATCGCCAGTGACCGCGTGTGGAGTTACGAGATTACCGACCATGCCAGCGGCTGGATTTACGTTGAGTATGTGACGGGTGCGGAATCCGGTGAGAACCTGTGTTCTGTGCTTATCAATGCCATGCAGGAGCGTGGCGGCGCAGACGTGCTGCACGGCGTGCCGAAAATACTCTATCTCGACCCCGGCTCGGCAAACACCGCGGGTATGACGAAAAACATGTGCCGCTCACTGGGCATCGACCTGATAGCGCACAAGCCGCATAACGCCCGCGCCACCGGACAGGTGGAAAAGGCGCGAGACATTATCGAACGCAAGCTGGAGCCGGGTCTGAAGTTCCGGCCGGTTCACAGTCTGGAAGAACTCAACGCGCTGGCCGCGAAATGGCGCAGCCACTTTAACGCAACAGCTGTTCACAGCCGCCACGGTAAAACCCGCACGGATATCTGGCTGAAGATTACTGCTGAGCAGCTGAAAAAAGCGCCTTCCGTTGAGGTATGCCGTGAACTGGCTGTGGCAGCACCAGAACTCCGCAAAGTCACGCCAAAACTTCGTGTCTCGTTCCGGGGCACTGAATTTGACGTATCAACGGTACCGGGCGTACTGGTCGGTGAAAAACTGATGATTACCCGTAACCCGTGGCGCAGCGATGTGGCACAGGTGGTTCTGACCGGTGAGGACGGCCACGAGACGTTCTTCCTGGTCGAAGAGGTCAGAAAGAACGAGTTTGGCTTTGCTGAAGGCGCGGCGGTATTTGGCGAAAGTTACAAAGCCCTGCCGGAAACCCCGGCGCAGATGGCGGCAAAAGAAACCGAAGCGCTGGTCACCGGTACAGACAACGCCGCAGATGCAGCTGCCGCACGCAAGGCGAAGGCGCTGCCGTTCGGCGGGCGGCTTGACCCGTATAAACATATTGATGACGCCACACTTCCGGCCTGTATACCGAAGCGAGGTCAGGCCTCTGACGTACGCGGACCGCGCACTGAACAGCGTCCCATGACTCATGTGGAGGCCGCGAAAGCCCTGCGCGGGAAGTTCAGCGCCAACGGCCTTACCTGGACGCCGGAACATTACCGCCAGTTAACGGCACAGTATCCGGACGGCGTACCGGAAGCCGCACTGGATGAAGTCATGGCCACGCTGACCACGCCGGCCCGCAGCAGCGTTATCAGCATTGTTAACGGCAACTAAGGAGGGAAACATGCTGGTACTGAAGCAGCAACTGAAAGAGGCCCGTATTCCACAGGCGGTGGTGGCGAGAGCTGTCGATGTTTCTGAGGCCACGCTGGCCCAGATTGTGAATCATAACGCGTGGCCCCGCACCCGCCCCGGAGAAGTGCGCCGGCGTCTTGCGTCCTGGCTGGAAAGTCAGGGGATTGATACAACGAAGAGTTTTGATGCTGTACAGGGCGCGGCCACGCCCCGTACAGCGGGTACCACAGATAAAACGAGCCTCAGTGAGGAAGAGAATATGTTACTCAAAAAACAGGTGTTATTTCCAGCAACCAAAAAAGCGTTTGGTCTTTTCCGTGACCCGTTCGCCGACGAAGCCATGCAGGGTTCTGATGATGTGTTCACCACCCCGGACATTCGCTACGTGCGTGAGGCGCTGTACCAGACAGCCCGTCATGGCGGGTTTATGGCCGTCATCGGTGAGTCCGGTGCGGGTAAATCCACGCTGCGCCGCGACCTGACTGAACGTATCAACCGCGAGAATGCGCCGGTGATTGTTATCGAGCCATACGTCATCGCCATGGAAGACAACGATGTGAAAGGGAAAACCCTGAAGGCAGCAGCGATTGCCGAAGCCATTATCAGTACCATCGCACCACTGGAAAGCATCAGACGCAGTCAGGACGCCCGCTTTCGCCAGTTGCATCGCGTCCTGAAAGACAGCAGCCAGGCGGGGTTCAGCCACGTTCTGGTGATTGAGGAGGCCCACAGTCTGCCTATTCCGACACTGAAACACCTCAAACGCTTTTTTGAGCTGGAGTCCGGTTTCAAAAAACTGCTGTCCATCGTGCTGATTGGCCAGCCGGAACTGGCGACAAAACTGTCTGAACGCAATATGGAAGTCCGTGAAGTCGTTCAGCGCTGTGAGGTGGTCGAACTTCTGCCTCTGGACAATAACCTTGAAGAGTTTCTGACGTTCAAACTGCAACGGGCCGGTAAACAACTGACGGACATTATGGACGCCGGCGCAGTGGATGCCATACGTGCCCGCCTGAGCAATCCGGGAAGTCACCGTAAAAACAGGGTCAGCCTGCTGTATCCGCTGGCCGTCAGTAACCTGGTGATAGCCGCCATGAATCTGGCTGCTGAAATCGGTGTTCCACAGGTCAACGCTGACGTTGTCAAAGGGGTTTAAGAATGAAATCCATCACAGGTATCAACCAGCAAATCAGCAAAGTGCAGTCAGCCATTATGGCGCTTATGGCGACGAACACGGATGTACAAAGCATCACCATCAGGGGCAATAAACCTGTCATCCGCGTTTCCCGGAGTGCGCATTGCATGCGCATGCTTGAACAGGGGAAAGCCAGTTATCTGTATACCGGTCATGACCACAGGGGACATTTCCGTCAGGGCGTTTTCGAACTGCACGGCTGTCGCGTCGTGTGGCCGGAATCTTTGTGGTAATCAGCACAACCGGAGAAATCATAATATGGCAAAAAGTACAAAAGGGGCAAAACGTATCAAGTCCGCAGCGGCACTCTGGGTACCAGGAACACGCGAAGAGGTCATTGAGGGAATCAGACTGCTCGGTGACGCACAACGTGAACTGGTCAGGGCTGAAACAGAAATGAATGACGCCATTGGCGATATCACCGCACGTTATGCCCCGCTCACCGAGAGCCTGAAAAAACGCATGTCAGAACTGCAGTCCGGTATCCAGACATGGTGTGAGGCACACCGTGATGAACTGACCGGCAACGGGAAGGTGAAGTTCGCTAACCTCACCACCGGCGAGGTACAGTGGAGAAACCGTCCACCGTCAGTCAGCATTCGCGGGGCGGATAATGTTATTGAGCTACTGAGACGTCTGGGGCTTGAGCGATTTATTCGTGTAAAAGAGGAAATAAATAAAGACGCCATCCTGAATGAAAAAGACGCCGTGAAAAATATTCCCGGTATTACCATAAAAAGTGATATTGAGGATTTTTCAATAATTCCTTTTGAGCAGGATGTGCAGTAAACACACCACGTTAATTATTTAATAAAAACATTTTCTTTTTTATTCCGGCGTCAGCGCCGTGGGCTTCTGCACGCCGGAAACAGAGGAGAATTAAATCATGATATTTAAATGTATTCAGTGCGAGAGGGATATAACAGCCCTGCGTTTTCACAGCGCCATCGCCGTGATGTCCGGTAAGTACCACATACCTGCGGTACGCGTCACCCTGGTCTGCCCGTACTGCAGCCAGCATTTTTCGGCAGACGTGCCCGTCATGGAATTCTCCCGCCCTGACAGGGAGGACGCGCAATGATTACCCCACAGGAAGCACGACAGCGCACCCGAACCCTTGTTGAACACTATGTCAACGAGTGTGAATGCCGCGACCTCACCGATGTGAAGCACGTCCTGACAGCGCTAATCAGCATGGCCGCTCAGGCCATTGTGGCGACCAACGGAAAGGAGGCTGCCCTGCAGGTACTGGTGAACACACTCACCCACACGGCAAAGCATGAGGTGCCGTACCGGATGGAAACCACTGCAGAAGGCAACCTGAACATCACCGTCGACCGGAAGCACTGAGGGCGCGGCATGACACGGAACACCATACTCACCCGCACCGACCTCTATCGTCTGGCCCTGCAGCGTTTCGGGCCGGATGCACAGGCCCTGAAACTGACAGAAGAGGCCGCTGAACTGGCGGCCAGTGCCGCCCGCAACCTGAACGGACAGGGCAGCGAAAGTGACCTCGCGGCAGAGCTGGCAGATGTGGAAATCATGACAGAGCAGTTGCGCCTTCAGGGGATGGACCGGCTGATTGACTTCCACAAACAGAAAAAACTGGAACGTCTGGCTGCACGACTGGGCGTGATTTACACGAACGAGTAACCGGGAGGCATTCAGTGGCTGACATACTCAGGGAAATCACCGCATGGACACTGATTCTTACTGGCCTGGCGACATGCCTCAGTGCGGGGGCAGCCCTGGCTGCCCTGCTGATACACATAACAACACAGTGGCTATGGGAAAAGCTTAAAGCAGCATACAGCCTGAAAGAACTGTCCGACGCTGTTCGGGCATGGGAACAGCAAAAAAATACCGGAGATACTGAACAATGACAGACCAGAATAAACACATTGAGAAACTGAAAAAGTTGCTGGCGCTGGCCGCATCCGGCAACCCGCACGAGGCCGCTCTGGCACTGCGCCGTGCCCGTAAACTGATGGATGTTCACGGCATTACACATTCCGACATAGCCATGAGTGATATTGATGAAACCATCAGCCACTACTGGCCGACAGGCAGCCTCCGTCCGCCGCGCTACATGCTGGGCCTGATGAACATCATCCGTGAGGCATCTGGTGTTAACTCCATCATTCACCCCGGCACGCATCCGGGTGTGGGGTTCTACGGCAACCGGGAACGTGCGGCACTGGCTGCATATACCTGGGAAGTGCTGGCCCGCCAGCTGAAAAAGGCGCGTCAGCAGTATGTCAGTGCACAGAACAAAAGAATAAAAACCGCCACCCGCACCAGCCGTGGCGACCAGTTTGCCGAAGGCTGGGTGCTGGCCGTTATCAGTGAAATACAGGCTTTTGCCCTGACCGATGACGAGCGTGAACTGATGCAGCAGTGGCTGGAACATAAATACCCGCAGACGCAAACCACCAGGGCGCGTAAACCGGGAAGAAGTCGCAATGGCGACGCCTCGCGCTATGCGGGGTTTCGAGAAGGGCAGAACGTCAGACTGCACCGCCCGGTCAGTGGGCAGGAACAACAGAAACTGGAGGCGGATAATGGATAACGACAGCGATAACATTATTCATCTGCTTCAGCCAGATCCTGATGCAGAAGCCCAAAAACTGCTGAATGTGGTTATTTCTGAACGGAAGAATAACGAACAAAACCAGTGCCGGCATACCCGGACAACAGTCTCTGAAATCAACCGGACGCTGACCTGTTCACTGTGCGGGTCTGTACTGGATCCATTTGAATTTATCCTTGAGCGTGCCCGTAATGCTGAAAATATCGTACATGAAATTAAACGTCTTCATAAAAAGCTGGAAGCACTTCGTGAATCTGTCGCAGTCCTTGAACGTGAAGAGAAAAATGCAAAAGCACGATTGCGGAGTGCCAGAACAGCAATCCTCTTTGCGGAAAATGACCTGAAAAATATTGAACTGGAGAAAAAATATAATGGCTGAAACTATTGCCTGTTTTCTTTTCTGGTACACATATGCAGGATTATGCAGTGCCCGGCTTCATTATGCACTGGGCTTCGGTAACCATTATGACACCGCGAATTACATCCTGTATATGACAGCTGTCATGCTGTTCTGGCCTGTCACCCTGCCAGCTGCAACTGACATTGCTGCCGGCAGACTGAAAAAGCGGGGTTGATATGCAGAAAAAACGACTGATTCAGCTTATCCATATTGCCCGTAATGAACTGGGTCTGGATGAAGACACCTACCGCCAGATGTTACAGGGGCTGACCTGTAAAGCCTCAACCAAAGGAATGGATACCACACAACTAAACTGCGTGCTGGAATCCATGAAAAAGAAAGGCTTTCGGGTTAAACCTGCCAGAAAAGCCAGCTCCGGTTTACCGCTGGATGACCATCCGCAGTCCAGGAAAATTCGTGCGCTATGGCTTGAAATGGCTGCTGCCGGCATTGTTCGTGACCGTTCAGAAAATGCATTAGCGCGGTGGATCAAGCGGGAAACGGGCATCAGCGCCCTGCACTGGCTCAGTACTGAACAGGCAAGCAGTGTTATTGAGAAACTGAAGAAGTGGCAGCACAGAGCTGCGGGAGTCAAACATGAGCGACCTGAATCAGTTTCGAAGTAAGGGGCCGGAACTCCTGGTGGAACTGGCACAGCATACCTCTGAGACCGTTCGCGAGATTATTGATATTGAGCCCGAAGTTGCCGACCAGATTGGTCAGGCCGTCGCGAACCGCATGATGCAGGTCTGGGGCGGGCAAAACGTTTATTTTCCTATGGGGATGAGATGGAAGATAAGCCAGCGTGACCGTGAAATCTATGAGGCGTTTAACGGACGTAACCACCACGAACTGTCCCGCAGATTCAGGGTTTCAGTTCCCTGGATTTACAACCTGGTAAAGCGCGTAAGAAAGGAAGAAATCAGCCGGTTGCAGGGGCAGTTATTCGAAGACGATGATGAACCGAATGACAGCCGGGATTAATCAAAAGCGAGGTGATAATGCGCTATAAAACCCCCAACAGCGCCTCCCTGAAGAAGGCAGACCATGCAGATATGGCGATGGAAATTATCCGGCATTTTTTTGACGGTCTGACTTCAACTGAGGCGAGATATGTTCTCCGGGAGTGCGACCGACTGATTGACAACTCACGTCTGCATATCGGGCCTGATGAAAAGTGTGTTTTGTATTACGGGAAAGTTTTACGTAACCCACCACCACCGCCACGAAAGTGTTAACGAGCGTCAATAAATTCCCGGTTTATGAAAAGCGCAATGGATAACCTGTTGCGCTTTTTTTATTCTGGCAGAAAAACATATCACCGGAGGAAATATGTTTGATGCATCCCTGCTGAATCTGCCGTGGGCAACACTGGTGACACTGACCAGTGGATACATCGGCTATTTTATTGCGAACGTGGGCCTGAAAGACCATCACAAGCCCATCGAGGTGACATTTACGACGCTGATTTTTGGCCTGCTGTCAATGATGGTTTACCAGGCTGTTATGTGGGCAGGTCTGAATTCGTGGCTTGCAACGCCACCAGCGCTTCTTTGCGCTTTTATTTACGGTGCGTTGTGGCGCAGATACGGTCGCAAATGGATGTATGAATTTCTGCATAAGCAAAACATCTCATGGTCTGATGATACTCATTCAGCGTGGCAGTCATTGTTCAATCAGATGGATTTCACTTTTTCTGAAATCTATGTATATCTTAAGGATGGCTCTGTTTTACTTTCACGAGCCCCCGGGCGATTTGCAGGACGGCCTAACGGTCCTGTCACGTTAGGTAATAAGGGAGATATAATCTTATACGTCACGCACCGGACTACAGTCGGGAGCAATATCTGGACAGAATGCGATAGTGGTGTGGCAGATGACGGATGGGGAACTCTGGCAACCTATATACCTGCAGAACAGATTGCCAGAGTTGATCTACGACGAGTTTGTCGGTAA